AAGTACTTGTAATGCATTTACTGGATTTGTTTCATTGATACCAATCCTCTGTGTAGAAGAGGATAAAATTAAATCACCTCTCCTGTTAATAAGTTCTGTGTTACCAAGTTGGTGTTTTAAAACAAATTGTTGTGGGTCACCAGTTACAGTATCGTTTTCTGTTGATAGAATAACTTCGTTGTCAGCTGCTAAAACAATAACTGAACCTGAAACTCCACTTGTCGAAGTTAATTTAATTTTACCACCTGCTACTATTTCTAATTTTTCTGTTGGAGTATCTGTTCCGATACCGACATTTCCAGCACTAAGTATTCTAAGTCTTTCTGTTCCATTGGTTTCAAATGCTATAGCTCCATTCTCTCTATTAATGAAAGACATATTTGTACCACCATATGCAAAATCAAAACCGTCACTACCTGCAGTTTGACCAGATGTTGAGTTTGAAAATTTAAGATAGACATTTCCACTTGAAGCTTCGTGTAAATTTAATAATCGTGTTGGACTTGTTGTTCCGATTCCGACTTTTCCTTCTGGAAAATATACATCATTTGTATCATCTAATGTAAATGTTG